CTTCTGTTGTGATTTCTTGTGCACCTACTAATCGTTTTGGTGCTGCAAAAGTCCAACTCCCATCAATTGCTTGAGTGGCCAATGCATAATGAACATTCTTTAACCCAAATGTTATTTTATTACTCATTTAGTAAACCTCCTTTTTTATCTCATACACTCTATTAACGGAGCCGTCTTCATTGACAAACTCACTCAATAGATCAAACTCATAATTGTTAAAATATAGTGTTCCTTCTAAACGTTCTTCTATTAATAAATCTTTCTTCTCTGTAATCAAACTTATTTGAAACGTGCTAACCTTTACAATGGCAACATCATCTGCATAGACAATACTTCGGTTTGACAGTTCCTGATAAATGATATAGTTCAGATCACTTTCCAATCCTTCTCTGGTTCCATAAGATACCTTTCCTGGTAACACCGAATCTAACGTGGAAAATAAGTGTTCAAGTAGTTCTTGCATCAACGATCACCTTTTTCAATAATGGATTTAATGTCCTCTAGCATCTTAGGTGTCAATAAGTCATATGCTGGTCTCATAAATGGCCTTGGTCCTACATACTTACCACTTCTATGCGTAAAGCCAAACTCAAGTAGATGCGTGAGTTTTCCTTTGGTGTTAGAGTAGATATTAATCGTTTTATGAATGCCATCTCCTTGAGGGGACGCCACAAAGGAATCAGCAAATGCTTTTGATCCACCACTCCTTGGTGCGTGCATCGCAATATACTTTACAATCTCTTCTGCTGTTTGATCGAGTCTCTTTTCAAGTTTCTTTATAATATCTTCTGCATATTCATCAACCATCTCTTCAATCGCTGTACCTAGTTCATCAAGTGAAACCAATAACATCACTCTTTCTAATGTTAGTTTTACTTAAATAGAGTTCAATAAACTGGCCGATTTGATAGGTTCTTTCAATTTTATAAATATCTGCATTGATTGATACATATGTACTACCATCATAAAGAAAACTTTGAACTTTAATAAGAAGATCAATTTTAATATCTGAACGTTTGCTCTCATAATATTCTTGAGAAGTGATGCTTTTGTTGATGCCAATCACTTCTTTTTTTGTCGTTAATTGATACGCTTTTGTGCCTATTGAATTTTGAACCAACCCCATGGTTAAAAGTTCACACCTAATGTTGGGAGAGTTAGGATACATTATCTGTAGCTCCCTTTGTTAATGCTAGTTGTTTCACTAACATATCAAATGTCTTAGGTAGTTCTTTAACACTCCCATCATTCTTAAATCCAAAGAATGTTTTAACATAGATGATAATAACTGTACTTACCATGGGATTTGATTCATCATTAATATAAGATGGATTAATCCCACAGGTTTCAAGATATGACTTGCAACTACTTATATGAGAACTCAACTCATCATCAGCAAATGATTCTGACAAGGGTATGAGTAAAGCTTTTTTCACAATATCCAATATGGCCATGGGATCAATCCTTTCTTACTTCGTTATTAGACTGCTGCTGCTTTTTTCTTAATACGTAAAAATCCGTTATAACCAACTACATTCCCACCAGTAAATACCGATGCTTTGTAGCTGATAATTCCGTCTTTGAATTTGTAGTCATTTGATTTGCTGATTTCAATAGGTGAGAACACTGGCACTTCATAATTCTTAAGCGCACCATAGGCAATTCCGTACTCTCCAGCTGCTGTGTTGCTATCAGTAATCGCTTTACAGTTTGAGTTAATGATATATGGAATACCATCAATCGTTTTATGAACATAATCAATCGAGTGGACTTTACGACCTTCTTGTGTTTTAAGACCTGCAAAGGCACGTAAGTCATTCTTGTTCAAGATAAGAACTGCGCCACCTTCGACTTCCTCATCTCCACCATAAGCAAAGACAATATCATCTAAAGTAGAATCCGTAATTGCTTCAATCTCTAGTGGTGCTTTATCAGCAAGAGCAATCGCTGCATCACTGAAGATTCCCGTGAATGTATTGGTTGTTCCTGCACCGCGTAAGATTTGTTCACTGATTTTCTTCTTCAGTGAGATGTTAATATTTCGTAATACTTCTGCTTGATAAGGAATTGAAGGCAGTTTTTCTAACTCTTCAGTAATCTCTGTATAAGCAGTGATCTTCACTTTTGAAATAGTCAGATAACCAAATGTTGGTTCAGTTGTCGTATACGCTGCACCTTCTAGTGTAGTTCCTGCGACACCGTTGCCTTTAACAAATGATTTTTTGTACGTTTCTCCACCCGTTAAATTGATCACATTAACTTTATCGACAAGTGTTGATACCTGTGAAAATGGTGCAGGCGTTAATCCTGGTGCAGTATGTTCTGGTAATAAGATTTCATCACTAGATACTTGAATCACACGGCTTTCTTTCATTGCCACAGCGCGTTCTTCTAATTTTTCTTTATCGACTTTGTTTCGATTGTCAATTACAATTGGTGTGAATTCCGCTTTTGAAGCAATTGACATCTTTTTGTCAATCACACTTCTCTCTTCTTGAAGCTCAGTTGTTTCTGTTTCTAATGCTTCAAGCTTGGTTAAATCTGTTTCATTACCTGCAAGACCTCTGATTTCAGTCAGCCTTGATTCGATTTCTTGTTTTCTTAATTCTAAGTTCATGATTCCTCCTAAATTTGTGATTTAATTTTGATACGTTTTCGAATAATTGTTGATTGTTCTTCTTGCTCTACCATATCCATAGCCTTTAGTTCCAACTCCATGGACTCTAAAGAACGAGCATATATACTAGTTGCATCATATGCCGGTGTATCCACAACCGACACATCATACAATCGTTCAATTTTTGTAATGGTTCGTTTTGGTATTTTGCCTTCTCGATTCCAGACTTGCTCATCAACCGTAAAGGCAAAGCTCATTTTATCCAAGAGCCCACTTCGAACCATTTTATAAATGTCCTGATTCGTATTCGTATCAAGAAGTTCTGCCCTTACTTTTAATCCTTTATTATCAATGGTTAATGTAAGTGATTTGTTTCTCGTTCTAGCTAAAATTAAAAAGGAGTCCATATGATTATATTTCATCGGAACATCCTTCATTTTCGTTTCTGATAAAGCTCTGTTATCAATTTCTTCTATAAAGCCATACTCTTCATCACCAATTAACGTTTCACTGTTAAATACGATTGCGTATCCTTCAATGATCATCTTGTCGTCTTCTTCATGAAGGGTGACGTCTGCTAGTCTAGTTTCCTTTAGCATTTTTCCTTACCTCTACTTTCTTTGCCGGCGTTTTTGGTTTCTTTGGTTCTTTTGAATATACATATTCTAGTTCTGAATCTTTGTATTCAAGTGAATCCAGTTTTTCCTTTTTACAATATTCATCAATCACACTGACTTTTTTCTTTTGGGTTTCTAGGATTGACTTCAGTGCTTCTTCTGATATCTTTCCATTAATCGTTATTTTCATCAGGTGTTTCCTCCTTGGTTCCTACTTGATATAAGTTTGCTTTGTCCGCATCGACAAAGTTTAATGACTGTAATCGTTTATGGCCATCCTCAATAGGTTCTAATCCTAAAAGAGCTCTTGATTCATTTAAACTCATAATTCCTAAGCTCATGAGTTTTTCAATCGCAGTGACTTTTGTATTCCAAGACGCATATTGTAGACGCTCACTATAAAAAACAATTTCCTCACCACGTTCTAATTGATTATCTGTTAGTAGCCCTATAGAAAAAGCCTCGCTTAATTGAATAGCAAGAGGCTCTATTGTTGACTCATAAAATGAGTTATATTCATCTTCTGTATATTTGCTAGTAAAGATTGGGACAGATACACCAAAGTAATCTAGTATTTTTGATTGTAAAAATTCAAGTGTATCTTTATCAATGAGCTTTGGATCTACTTCTAAAGGTAAATACTCCGATTTTAAATCAATAGGGATGATCGAGCTACCCTTGTTTTCTACTGACTCAGACAATGCAGCATCGAATAACTCTCGTTGTTTCTTCTTGTCTGCTTCTGAAAGCATCCCATTCATCTTTAAGATTCCTTTAATCTGCATA